GTCTTCCTTCATGACCAAAATTACCTGAACCGGGTCCACCAAGCATTCTATTGACCCCGATGATCCTGTCGATGACTTCCGTGTTGTTGACCTTGATGGCCTCTTCGAGTACCCGCACCAGCTCATCGTCATACGCTTCTGTGTCCGCGCGCATCGCTAAGTCAATCTCGACATCCTCGCCCTCCGCCGGGCTGAAGACTATCGACCCGACAGACGCGTTAAGCCCCGAAAACAAATCATCGTTGTGGTCGTAGGCCGTGTACTTTTGCCCAAGCCCCGGCTTAACGTAGGCCAGCGTGGCGTGCGGCACGTAGGTCGGGTGCGTGTCGGTGACTTCCAGCCTGTCAGCGAGCCGCTTGTTCAGGTCCTCGAGGTCCGCGCTCTTGACCTCGACATACACGACGTCGTATACCGGCGCACTGAAAAACGCAAGGTTGCCGAGTGCAAGCCGAACTGGACCCGGATGACCACCCAGCGCAGCGCGGACAGCCGCGGCGTCGTTCGTGTGGATGCCGTACTTGACCGTAACATGCGGCTGAAGCTCGACCCCGTCGTCAGCTAAGTCCTCGCGTGGGATAGAGAGCGCATACTTTAGCAACTTCTCGCCGATGACGCGCGGGAGGTTGACCTGCGTCGACGAAAACTTCGTTCCCTCCGCGGCGGCACGGATCCGCGGGTCGGCTGCCGCGCGCGGGAACCGCTCGTCGCCATCTATTTCTTTTTCAGGTGCCGGCGGCGGCGCGGGCGGGACGAGCTCGATCTCATCTTCCTTCAGCGGCTCGAAGTCATACCAATGTGACCGCGTCTCGGCCGTCGTGAACACCGTCGAGCCCTGCGTCCTGTTGACCGCGGCCCACTTCTGCGCGCCCTGCGCCCGCTCCTCGGACGTCAGGGTCTGGATGGTGGACCACTTGACGATGTACGTCTCCGACGGCGGCAGGTACCCGTACTTGATGAGCCGGTCGGCCAGCTGTCGGACGATGTAGGGCCCGGCGTAGGCGTTCTGCCGGCCGACGATTTGGTCCTTCCAGTTCTCGCGGTCCTGCGACGAGGCCAGCTCGCCCATCTCCGATCCCGTCAGGATGCGCTTCGGGATACGCTTCGCGCCAGCGATCTGCGTGAGGATCGCGTCGGCGTTCCCGCCGAAGTCCGAAACGTCCGAGCCGAGTGTGTTGATATCCACGCCCCGCGTCCTGAACATCCGCCGCATCTGATGCGCGTACTCGTCGGCCTGCGTCTGAAGACTAGCGCGCTCAGAGTCGGACATGTCGCCCATCGACTTGTCGACGTTGAGATGCATGCCCTGGTTCGCGCGGAGCCAATGAGCCTCAGAGCCGCCGCCGGTAACTTTGTCGAGGTCATCAAGCAGATTCCACACGCGCTCGAGGCACGGCTGCCCATAAACGTCGTTGTCGAGGCAGCCCTCGGCGATGTGGATGATCCGGCTCCAGTGAACTTCCTTCTGGAAATCCGGATTGTTGATGTCCGTGCGCCGCAAATTGTAGGCGCGCGGCAGTCCGAAGCGCGGGTTGTGCGGGTCGTCCTCGAACGAGGCGATCGTCGCGTCGCCGTCGAGCGTCGCTATCGCGCCCCTGTTCTGCGTGCCCGGCCCGCCGCCGCCGGCGAACGGCCAGAGCCCGATGAGCTTCTCGGGCTTACCCCGCGGCAGCTCCTGGTCGAGGGCGCCATCCTGCGAGCCGATGAGCACGACGGAGTAAGTGCTAAGCTGCGACAGAATGTCGGCGCGGAGCAGGATGGACGTAATGTTCAGACGGCGGTCGAGGTCGTCCCAGGCCTTCTCGAACGCGGTGACGTTCTTCGGGTTGTCGTTCTCCTCGAGCCAGACGTCCGAGCGCCAGGTGGCCTTGGGCAGCGCGTCGACGACCGCCCCAGCGATTCCGCCGCGCGCGTAGCGGTCGTGGTAGTCCTTCGTCGTGAGCTGTCGCTGGTAGCCGAGGACCTCGTACGTGTCGCGCTTCGTCCCGAAGGTGACACCCGCTAGGCGCATGAACTGCGCGCGGTCAAGAAGAATGGAAGTCGCCGCGCGGAACTCCTCCGCGGACCTGAAGGACGTGGGCGCCGAAGGCGGCAGCGCGTCCGTCAGGATGATGCGCGAGGCGCCGTTGCCGTTCGTCTGTTCAGATGGCACGGGCGAGCTCCTCCGGCTCGTTGTCCTTGATCACCCTGGCGTGCTCGACGCAGAAGACGCCGGACTCAAGGCTCCGCTTGTGCGACTCCTCGCGGCAGCGCGGGCAGGTCAGCGCGCCCGAGGCCATGTCCGGATGCAGCTCCTGGCGCCGGTGGTAGCGGCAGTGCTTGGTCATCACCTCTTGTGCGCCTTGCGAATCCACGAGAAACAGAATCCGACAGGCCCAGCCGCCAGCGCGATCCAGCCTGCCGTCGGCCCGATATTGCGGGTCAAGGACCAGTATGGTTTGCCGCCGTTTTTCAAAAGGCTCGTGGTCGTGAATCTGATCTTCATCATGCCCGCCTCCCGTGCTTCCCGCACGCGCATTTGTCGGCGAACACGGCGAACTGATGAATCCCGTTGCCGCACAGTGCCGTAAACGCGGGGTCGTGTGGCACGACGGTAAACCATCGCCACTCGCGCGCGTGCTCGTCGTAGACCTGGATGCGGACGGTCATCGGGCCAGCGCCTTCGCGCCGTGCGACGCAACAAGGTGCTCGTAGTACGCGTCCTTGACGCGGTCGTCATTGCGCGCGGAGATCGGCCAGCCGCAGTGCGGGCAGCGGGTCTTCAGCAGCGCCGTCGCGATTCGTTTATCGACCGAGATGGGCGTCAGTGCGACCATGACGTAAAATCCTTCGATGTTCATACGCGTTCCAACAACAAACGAATGAACGCCCACGCAGCGAGCAACGCCAGGTCGTGCTCCTGCGGCGACGAGATGTAGCGCGTCAGCCGATCCTCGAGCTTGGCGGCCTCAGCTTCGCACCGCGCCTCAAAATCAGCGAATGTCATCATCGTCGATACTTCCTGAAGCCGTAAACTACCGCCCCGAGCACCAGCAACGCACCGACGACGCCTATGAAGTCGAAAACTATGTCGCCCATCTCACCTTGCCGAACCCGGCGGAAGGCTTAAAACGTCACCCACTCCTTCGGCTTCCGCAACTTCTCGACCGCGTAGCGCAGCGAGTCGATCACGTGGTTCTTCTTGTCCTCAAGCACAGGCATGACGATGTCCGTCTGCGGGTCCGTCTTATAGGAGTACATCGTCAGCTCTTCGATCGTCTTTTCGCAGCGCGGGTGGACCTTGATGTCGTAGCCCTGTAGGAAAATTACGCCTTCCTTGACCGAATCCTTGCCCTTGATCGCCGCCTCGAGCCTCGGGAACCCGTGGCGCTGCAGATAGGCAATCGTCTCAGGCCGGGCTGAGTCAGCTACGACCGGCCACTCGCGACACCCGGGCACCTTGTCGAAGAGCGCCGGTATGTGGTCGATCTCGCAGCCTACCTGATATGCTTCGTAGTCGACGTAGAGCACCTTGCCGCGCGCGAAGCACCTGATCAGCACCGTCGGGTCGACGCTGTAGCCCCAATCCCCGCCGTAGTAAAACACCTCGTCATGCCGTAACTCCGGCCAATCCTTAACTTTCAACACCTCCCAATTCTTGAAGACCCGCGCCTCAGACTTCCGCTCGTAGCCGCCGAGCCACACATGGGCATATTTCTCAGGGTCGCGCGCCTGATCGCGTTTCACCTCTTTAAGCAATACCTTGGGAAAATGTGGATTTTCCTTATAGGAAGACCCGATGATGATCGCGTCGTCAACCGGCTGCCACGGCGGCAGCTCAGGACTCCGCGGAGCGTTGCCGCGGAACAGATTGTCGACAGGATCTTTCGGAAACCGTGGATTCCACGAGAACCAAATTTCCGAGTGTGTCCCGTCCGGATATTCCTTGCGGATCGTCGGTCTTAAAAGCTCTAGTGAACGTTCCGAGCATACTTGCGCCTCTTCAAACCACGCGCCATCAAACCCCTCTAAAGACTTAATCGACTCCGAGGTGTGATTGTTCATCCCCTGAAAGATGATGCGGCCAGCGCCAGGCGTCTCGATGTGATTCATCATCACGCGGAAGTACCGGCCTACTTGATATTCTTCTATTTTGTCCTCAAGCAGCCGCTTAACAGACTCCTCCAACGTAGTTTGAAATTCACGTACGCAGACCCAGCGTGTCCCCGGCCGTTCGAGGGTCCTCGCTAGCAACAGCTCGGCAAACGTGTGGGATTTTGCCGAACCACGGCCGCCATACAGTCCTTTGTAACGTGCCGGCCGTAGGAGAGGCCTAAAAACCTCTGGAATTGTTTCGTTGTTGACGAGCTTCTGTTCTTGTCTGCGGCGAGACAACTCACGCTCGACGGCGAGCAGCTCGACTGAGATCTGCTCAAGCGACGGCGCCTGCTGAAGCCCAGACGTCAATGAACGCCCTCCGCCTCGAGGGGTTCCGAGGGTTCATCTTCGACTGGCTGCCCGGCCTGAGCCTTCCGCATCTTCCGCGCCAGAGAGACGAGGGCTAGAGCTCGCTCCTCAAGTTGCTCGACGGTCATGTTCTCGATTGCCGTTTTGTCTGTGACTTCTATCTTCTCGACGGGCTTGCCGCAGGCATACGCGTAGAACATCTGCTCGATTGAAGGTGGGAGGTCGTCCATCGTGATTCGTCGATAGACAGATTCGCGATACTCGCGGCTGCTCAAGACGCCTTGGCAGAAATCTTCCGCGCTCTGAGGGGTGATGTCAGGAGAGAACGACGACTCCGCTGGTGCATCCGCCTGCGGGTCTAGGACACCGAGAAACTCGGCGAGAGATTGGACCTTTTCCACCGGTAATTAGAAGGTAAAGCCAGCGGAAATGGCTGTAAAGTGTAATGATGTTAAAAGAAATGTACAATTTTCGCTAGGTGTAATCCTTTCTTCGCGTTTCGGTCATCATCGCTTACAACTTCGCTTACAACGAATCGCGTGATTTCCGAGGCTGGGTGTACGCTTTGTCTTCTTGTAATACTTGTAATCTTTGTAATGTAAGTATAAAGACTTCTATATAAG